ATGCGGGTGGTCCTCGCCGTGATCGAGGCAGGCTGTGCAGCGGTGATCGCCGCCAGCCGGAAGCCCGATAAGCCCCGCTGGCCGCGCACCATGCCGCCGCCGGTCGGGGTCAGCGACGACCAGTGGGCGGGGTTCATTGCCCACCGCAAGGCGAAGCGCTCGGCGCTGACCGACCACGCCTACCGGCTGCTGACGAAGAAGCTCGACCAGCACGCCTCCGACGAATGGCCGCCCGGTCGGCTCGTCGACACGATGATCGAGCGAGGCTGGATCAGCTTCGAACCCGAATGGCTCACACGGCAGGAAAATCGATATGGCAGATCAGGTTCAAACGGGCATCAGCCGCGGCGTGGCACTGGCAACGGGCTCCTCGATGCCGTCTTTGACGCCGAACGCGCGAGCCGTGCTGGCGCAGGCGTTTGACCCGTCGGCGACGTTCAGTGACGCGGACATCGCGATCATCACACCGGTCGCGTCGGCGATCGCGGGTGCCGAACCAGCCGACGAGCGCACGATACGCCAGTCGGTCGGGACGCTTGCCGCCGCCATGCCCGCCCAGGCGAGCGACGCGCAGGCCGGCAAGCTGAAGCTGAACGCCTATGTCACCATGCTTGAAGGCATCGACCAGCGCGCGCTGTCCTATGCTTGCCGGCGCTGCATGGTTGAACTCGACTGGATGCCGACCGTGAAGCAGATACTTGACCGTGCGGCCGAATGGGTCAGCGAGGACGAGGCGATGATCCGCCGCGCCCGCGCCATCCTGCGCGTCGGGCGGCGCGAGATGGCCCCGCCCCCGCCGCTGACGGCCGATGGGATTCGCGCGCTGCCGGACGAGTGGCGGCGGCTTGGCGTGACGGCCGGGTTCATCACGCAGGGCGATGTCGATGAGGCGCTGGGCGGTGGCGATGTGGCGGACGGCGATCGTTCCGTCTATGTTCCAGATGAGAAGGCAGCGTAGAGATGCAGCGGGGGAGCGAAGGGCAAGGCGACATGGACGATCGGTGGTGCATCCTGCGGACGGGTGGCGCGCGCACGCTGCCGCTCGCGAGCGCTCTGGCGGCGGCGGGCTTCGAAGCATGGACACCGTCGGAGATGGTGAGGCGGCGGGTGTGTCGCTCCCGCAAGGCAACAGAGGCGCGACCGGCAGCGATCATGCCGACGTTCGTGTTCGTGCGTGCGCGGCACCTCGCCGACCTGCACCGCATCCTGCGCCTGCCGAGCAACCCGTACCCGGCGTTCTCGCTGTTCCGCTACCTGGGCGATGTGGTGCGCGTGCGGGATAGCGAGATTGAGCGGTTGCGTGTTGTCGAGCGGCGCGCCCTGCCCCGTGCCCAGCGCCCGAGCTATCAGCCCGGCGCCGGCGTGCGTCTTTCGGAAGGGCCCTATGCGGGCATGTCGGGCGTCATCCAGTCGAGCAACGGCCGGCGCACGATGATCGCGTTCGGCGGGTGGATGACGATCGAAATAGAGACTTCCACCCTGCCGCCGGATGCGGTAGAACAAACGCAGCCCATCACGGGCGCCGCCGCTCTAGCGGCTTGATGCGGGTCAGCGTCGGTCGCTCTTCGAAGTGGACCGCCTCCGCGCCACCAGCCGAAGCAATGCGCTTCGGCGGTTGTGCAACGCATTGGTACATACAGCATGACAGCCCGCAAGCCATGGCACCACGGCGGCAAGAGCCGGCACGAGCGCGGCTACGGCAATGCGTGGGACAAGCTGCGCAAGCAGGTGCTGAACGAAGAGCCGATTTGTCGCGCCTGCCTCGATGAACGCGGCGTCGTGACAGCCGCGACGCAGGTCGACCACATCAAGGCGAAGGCGGACGGCGGCACGGACGACCGGTCGAACCTCCGCCCCCTCTGCCGCCCCTGTCACGACCGCAAGAGCGCGGCCGACCGCGGGCACCGAACGCGGACCGCCATCGGAGCCGACGGGTGGCCGATCGAGTGACCCCAGGGGGGGTATCGAAAAGTTCAGGGCCGATCGCGCCTAGGACCGATCCCGACCCCGAACTTCATCGCTAACACAGGATTTTCGATCATGGCGCCCCGCAAGCCGCGCAAGCAGCGCATCGACAGCGTCGCCGGAGCGGTCGCGACCATGGCGAAGGACGGCGGTGTCATCCGTCCGCCGGCACACGTTCAGCTTGAGGAGCAGGATGAACCGTTCTGGCGATCGGTTATCGCCGAGTTCGCCCGGTCCGAATGGACCGATCACCAGCTCGAACTTGCCGCGATGCTGGCGCGCAAGATGTCGGACCTTGAGGCGTTGCAACGCCAGCTTCGTACCGAGGGGTTCACCACCATGAACGCATCCGGCTCGCCGATGAGCAACCCGCTCATCCAATCGGTTCGCATGTTCGACGCCTCCATCCTGTCGACCCGCCGCAGCCTGTCGCTTCACGCGCGCGCGAGCGCGGGCGAGCCGCGCGATGTTGCGAAGCGCCGCGCCGCCGCCAAGGGCATCGAGGCGGACAACGCGGGCGACGACGACGATCTGCTGGCGCGTCCGTCGCTACAGTGAGGCTCCGGCCGGTCGTCCGGCAGGCGATCAAAAGCGGCCCCGTCCCAAAGCTGCGCGACTGGCGGAGCCTGCCGACGTCGAAGCTCACCCGCGCCGAACGCAACATGAAGTTCTGCGAACGGTATCTCCGGGTGCCGGAGGGCGACTTGGTCGGACAACCGATCAAGCTCGCCGACTTTCAGGAAGCATTCTTCTACGCGGTCTACGACAACAAGGTGATGACGAAGCGCGCTATCCTGTCGATGGCGCGCAAGAACTCCAAGACTGGCACGATTGCGATGATCGTGCTGGTTCACCTTGTCGGACCGGAGGCGAAGCAGAACAGCCGCATCGCATCGGGTGCGCGGAGCCGGAAGCAGGCAGCGGAGGTCTACAACTACGCGTCGAAGATGGCGGCGCTGTCGCCCGATCTGCGCAACCGGGTCCGGCCGGTGCCGTCGGCAAAGAAGCTGGTCGGGCTGGCGATGAACGTCGAGTACGACGCGGTTTCCGCCGAAGGTTCGACCGCGCACGGCGGCTCGTACATCGTCGTCGTGCTGGACGAGGTCGGGCAGGTGAAGGGGCCGCAAGACGACTTCGTCGACGCGATGGTCACGTCGCAGGGCGCGTATTCCGACGGCCTGCTGTTCGTCATTTCGACGCAGGCACCGACCGACGCGGACATGATGTCGATCCTGCTCGATGACGCGGAGCGGGCCGGCGACATGGCGACGATCTGCCATCTGTACGCAGCCGCCCCGGATTGCGATCTACTGGACCCGAAGGCGCTGGCGGCGGCGAACCCCGCCCTGGGGCTGTTCCGGTCAAAGTCCGATGCCGAAGAACAGTTGCAGCAGGCCGCGCGGATGCCGTCGAAGGAAGCGACGGCGCGGGTGCTGATCCTGAACCAGCGGCAGAACATGGTCGCAGCGCTGGTTGCGGCGTCCGTCTGGAAGCGCGGCAACGTCGAGCCGGCACCGTGGGACCATTCGGCGATTTACGGCGGTCTCGACCTTTCGGCGACGACCGACCTTACCTCGCTGGTGCTGACGCAGCGACAGGGCGGCGTATTGATGGTCCGGGCGTGGTTCTGGATGCCCGAAGCGAACATCGCCATCGCATCGAAGCGGGACCGGACGCCCTATGACGTGTGGGTCAAGAAGGGGCTGATTCGGACCACGCCCGGCAACGTGATCGACTATGCGTTCGTCGCGCGGGACGTGGGCGAGATTTGCGGCGACCTGCCGGTGCCGGTCAAACGGCTCGCGTTCGACCGCTGGCGGATGGATCGGCTCAAGGTCGAACTGGCGAAGATCGGCGTGGAGTTGCCGCTTGAGCCCTTCGGGCAGGGCTTCGTTTCCATGTCGCCTGCGATCGACGCTATCGAGGAAGACCTGCTGAAAGGCCAGGTTCACCACGGCGGCAATCCGCCGCTTGCGATGTGCGCGGCGAACGCGGTGGCGGTGCCGGACCCGGCCGGCAACCGGAAATTGGACAAGTCGAAATCGACCGGTCGCATTGACGGCATGGTCGCGCTGACAATGGCAAGAGGGGTTGAGGCGATGTTCACTGACCCCGAAGTCAATGTCGACGACTGGATCGCGAGTATGCGCGGATGAGGGGGTATCAGCTATCCCCGCGCGCCGCAGCGCTGGAACGCCAATGGGAAGCATCCCGGCTCGACCGCAAGGACATCGAAGGGCTCGACGAGTTCACGTCGGGCGTCAGCCGGTTCGATCGCGACAACCTCGTCACCAACCGTGTGACGACCGAGGCTTTCGAGGACGCACGGTTCCTGAACCGCAGTTCGGCGCTGGGGCTGTCGGCGACCTGGGCGTGCGTCAGCTTTTGGGCGGGCAACACCGCATCGCTGCCGCTTTACGTGCAGCGCCCCGGCCCCGGCGGCGTGGCGGTCAACGATTACGAACACCCGCTGCACGAACTGTTGCACGACAGCCCGAATTACGACCAGTCGGCGTTCGACTTCTGGGAGTTCATGGCCGCTTCGATCGAACTGCATGGCAACGCCTATGCGGAAATGATCTTCGGCACGAACGGCCGGCTGGTCGCGCTTGAGCCTATCCTATGCCCGGACCGGGTGCAGGTGCGCCGCCTGCGCAACCGCGACCTCGAATACCGCTGGACTGCCGACAACCGATCGCGCGTCGAAACGCAGCAGCGGGTGCTGCATATCCGGGGTTTCGGCGGGAACGCGCTGGGCGGGGTGTCACCTCTCGCCGTCTGCCGAGGCACATTTAGCGGCGCCGTATCGGTCGACCGCGCTGCGGCAGCGATGTTCGTCAACGGCGTTCAGTCGTCGGGTGTGCTGAGTACGGATAACGTGCTGAACGCGACGCAGCGCAAAGAACTTGAAGACCTGTTGATCGAGAAGTTCATGGGCGCCCGCAATGCCGGTCGCCCCATGCTGCTCGACAACAAGCTGACATGGCAGCAGTTGAGCATCAATCCGGTAGACGCGGAGATGCTCGAAAGCCGCCGCTTCTCGGTTGAGGACATCTGCCGCGTGTTCGAGGTCGATCCGCATCTTGTCGGTCAGACGGTCGGCAACACCACGCTCGGCAGCAGCATTACCGAACAGACCAACAGCGTCATGAAGTTCAAGATGCGCAAGCGGTTGAAGCGGATCGAAGGCGCGCTGGGCAAGCAGTTGCTGTCCCGCGCCGATCGCCGCGCCGGAATCGCGATCCGGTTCAACGTCGAGGCCTTCCTGCGCGCCGATAGCGGCGGCCGGGCCGATTACTACCAGAAGATGCAGCCGTTCATGACGGTGAACGAGGTCCGCGCGCTCGAAGGGCTCCCCCCAGTCCCCGGCGGCGATGTGATCTACCGTCAGATGCAGGACGTGGCGCTCGGCGAGCAGCCCCCTTCCCCGGAGAAACAGTAATGCTTGACCACCTCGACGTTGCTCTGGACGCCAAGTCGATCGATGACGACGGCACCATCACGGGCATCGCTGTTGGTTATGGCGATGTCGATCACGGCGGCGACATCGTGGCGCGCGGATCGGTTCTGCTCGAAGGCCGCAAGTCGATCCCGATGTTGCTGCATCACGATCGGACCCGCCCCGTCGGCGTATGGACCGAGTTCGACGACAAGCCGGACGGCCTGCACGTCAAGGGTCGCATGGGTACGTCGACTGCCGCCCGAGAAGCGCGCGACGACGTTCGCGCCGGGATCATCTCCGGGCTGTCGATGGGGTTCCGCACCCTGAAGCATCGGCTTGAGGGCAAGTCCCGACACCTGTTGCAGGTTGGGCTGCACGAAATTTCGCTGGTGACCGTGCCGATGAACAATCGGACGCGGGTGCTTAGCATCAAGGACATTCTGGGCGCTGGCGACATGCCGACGGTCCGGGACTTCGAGGGACTCCTGCGGGATGCCGGGTTCTCTCGAATGAAGGCGGCGGCCATTGCCGCCGCCGCAACGCCGCATCTTCGGGGGGAGCCCGAGGCGAAGGCGATCGACGCGCTGTCGTGCCTGCATGGCACGGTTTTCCGCGCCTAATCATCCTCTTTGCCGGAAGGGCAGAACATGACCGACAAGACCCCGGCCGAAATGGCCCTCGAACTGAAGACGCACTTCGACACCAAGATGAACGAGGTGAAGGGCATCGCCGAGAATGCGCTGGGCAAGGCCGAGCGGGGCGAAACCCTGACGACCAGCCAGAAGGAACTGGCGGATCAGGCACTCGCCGGACTGACCGAAATCAAGTCCCGCCTGGACGACTTCGAACAGAAGATGGCGCGCACCGGAGGCGACGAAGAACAGGCGCTGTCCGTCGGGCAGCAGTTCGTCGGCAGCGACGAGTTCAAGGCGCTCGGCGGCAGCATGTCGAAGGGGCGCACCCTGACCGTCGAAATGAAGGCGATCACGTCGCTGTCGACGAATGCAGACGGTTCGGCCGGCGCGCTGACCCGCGCCGAGCGCGTTGCCGGTATGATGACGAACCTGCCGAACCGGCAGCTGCGCGTCCGCGACCTGATCGCGCCCGGCACCACGTCGGCGTCGTCGATCGAGTATCCGCAGGAGACGGGTTTCACCAACGCTGCCGGTATGACGGCGGAAGGCACGCTCAAGCCGGAATCGAGCCTGAAATACGGGCTCAAGAACGCCCCCGTTCGCAAGATCGCGCACTGGATGCGCGCATCGAACGAAATCCTCGCCGACGCGCCCGCGCTTCAGTCGATGATCGACGAACGCCTTCGCTACGGGCTGGCGTTCAAGGAAGATGGCCAGTTGCTCAACGGCGACGGCACCAACCAGAATCTGCTGGGCATCAACGCCGTGGCATCGGCCTATGTGAAGCCGACCGGCGCGGTCGTCGCGGGCGAAACCCCGATCGATCGCCTGCGGTTGGGCATGTTGCAGGTCACGCTGGCGGAATATCCGTCGACCGGCTTCGTGCTGAACCCGATCGACTGGACGAACATCGAGCTCGTGAAGGACGCGGCCGGCGGGTACATCCTCGCCAACCCGGCCGGCCTGACCGGCCCGACCCTGTGGGGCCTGCCGGTCGTCGAGACGCAGACGCAGGCGGTCGGCAAGTTCACGACCGGCGCGTGGCGGATGGCGGCGCAGATCTTCGACCGCCAACAGGCCGCTGTCACGGTGTCGTCGGAGGACCGCGACAACTTCGTGAACAACCTCGTCACGATCTTGGCGGAAGAGCGCCTGGCGCTGACGATCTACCGTCCGGAAGCCTTCGTGTTCGGCAACGTCAACCCGGGCTGACCGGCCGCATGACGGGAGGGGCGGGCCGCGTGTCCGCCCCTTTCCCGAGGGGCGGCTTGCGCCCTTCCGGAAAGGAGAAGCCCGATGAAGCACTATCGTTACGAGCGCGACCTTGAGGGCGCGCCCGCTGGCACTGTCCGTAAACTCAACGCAGCAGACGCCGAGCCGTTGGTGAAGAGTGGCGCCGTCGTCGAAACCGACGAGGACGTGACCGACGACGAACCGGACGTGAGCGCCACGAAGGCGTCCGTCACCGCCGAACCCAAGCCTGCTCGGACGCCACGCGCGCCGCGCAACGCCTGACCACGACAGCCGCGAGGACAACACATGGCACGCAAACCCGGCAGCCGCCCTCGCGGCTTCGTCACCGTGAATCCCAGCAAGGCGATCATTCCGGTTGGTCCCCCTGTCGGCCCCTACCCCGGCGCTGGCGGCACCCCGCTGTCGATCAGCGGCACCCCTGTCGCAGGCACGGTTGGCGCGGGCGGCACTTTCCTGCCGATTATCAGCGGCGGCACTGCGCCGTACACGCTATCGATCGCAAGCGGCACCCTTCCGCCCGGCCGCTCGATCAGCGGACTGACCGTGACCGGATCGTACACGACCGCTGGCACCTATCCGTACACCCTGCGCGCGACCGACAGTAAGGGCGTGACGGCCGACCTCGCCGTAACGGTCGTCGTCGCCCCCGGTGCGGCTGCCAGCGTCACCGCGATCGGCACCGGTGGCCGAATGGCTACGAACGTGCAGCAGGTCTCCGCGACCAAGCTGCGCCTGCGCTCGCGCTCGCTGACCCGTGCCGCCGGTTCGCCCTACCAGACGTTCGCCTTTCCGCTTTGGTATATCGACGACGCTGGCGTGACGCAGGTCGTGCGCCTGCCGGACGGCCTGACCGCCAAGTGTCAGTTCGATGTTTATACCAGTGGCACGATCTCGAACGCGGCTGGCGACCGAACCGCTCCGGGCACGGTGAACGGGGCGTCGACCTTCACGGTAGCAAACGGAGCCACCGCCGCGGCGACCGGCGGGGCTATCCCCTACCTGTTCTGCCGCCTTGACCTGAGCGGTATTCCGTTGGGCGCCGCTGTGCTGGCGATGCTGGAAATGGACGCGCTGGCAACTGGATGGTTCATGACCATGACGGACGCCACCAGCACCAGCACGTCGGGCGAGAACATCTATTACGGCGGCACGACCAGCATCGGCACCTTCGGGGCCATGGGGGCGAACGGTGGCTCCGCGCAGACACGCGCTCTTCGGCCGCTGGTCATCATCGGCGAACCTACCAGCGGTGGGCTGGAACCTGCCGTTGCCCTGGGCGACAGCAACACGCTCGGCGCCCGCGGCCCCGGCCGCCCCGGGCAGGACGGCAGCAGCGCGCAGAGCGGCATGGCCGCGTTCGGTCTGTTTCAAGCGACCCAGCCCTACTCCGTGTTTGGCAAGAACGGTGATCGCGCATCGTGGTGGAACAACGCCCCTGCCAACGATCTCCGCTTCCAAGCGCTGGCATGGTTCAAGAACGGGCGCGCGCTCATCAACTTCGGCACCAACGACCTCGGCGATGTAGCAAGCGCATCGGACACAACCGTCAGCACCGCGCTTATCGCGAACGTCCGCTCGCTGCGGGGCAAGGTCAAGACGGCAATGGGCGGCACGGCACGCATCGGTCAGGCCTTCATCCTGCCGCGCGTAAACGAGCAGGATGGGTTCCTCACCGCCGCCGCGCAGGGTGTCCGCACCGGCTACGCGAACACCGACGCAGCCCGGCCGGCCTATGATGCGGCGATCACTGCCGATGTCGGCGCCGCTGGAATGGCGCTGGACTTCACTTTCAATCCGCGTGCGCTGGTCAACGACCCAGCGGCAACCGATAAGTGGAAGACGGACGGTGCCACCTCGCACTACCTTGAGGCGGACGGTACGCACGTCAACCAGTTGGGCGCGCAGACGGCATCGATCGCCTATCGCGATGCGGTGTCGGCGTGATCGCCCTTCTCCTAGCCGCCCAAGCCGTGTTCCTGACGCCCGGTCAGACATGGCCCGCGCCAGTCCCGCCGACGATCGCGGCCCCCGGTGTGAATGGTGCGGCGCGGTTGCGTGTCGACGCTCCCGACGTGACGATCGGCCCGGTTGTGGTGCAGGACGCCTACCGTGCGGTCGAGACGGACGCGGGCGTCGATACCCCGCGCATTCGCATCCGCGGGCTGAAAGCGACGGGGCTGACCCGTGACGGCATCCGCCTGCGCGCCGCGCCCGGCGCGCTGATCGAGGACTTCGATCTGACCCATGCCGATGCGCCGTCGACCGGTGAGCATCTGCCGCAGGGCATCGCGATCACCGCCGGGACCGGCATTACGATCCGCAACGGCCGGGTCGCACGCTTCCGTATGCCGGTCGAACCGGGGAAGTACACAAACGGCGACGGCATTGCGACCGAAGGCGGGACCAGCGGCACGATCGCGAACACGCTGGCCGAGGACAACAGCGACGGCGGGTTCGACATCAAGGGCACATGGACGCTCGACCGCACCATCGCCCGCCGGAATGGCCGCGACTATCGGTTCTGGAACACCGTCACCGCCGGCACGATCACCGCGGAGGGATGGACCAGCGCTGCCGTGTGGATCGGCAAAGGCGCGCGGGTGCGGATCGATCATCTGATCGCCAGCAACGACAATGCCGCGCCGCTGCTGATCGTCGCGGGCAGCACCGATGTCGTCATCACCCGCTGCACCCTGTCGCGCCCTACCGGTGCGCCTCTGGTGAAGTCGGAAGGGTCGGGGAATCGCGTCGTGCTCGGGGCCGGGTGCAAATGACCGCGCTGACCCTTGACCTCGTCAAAGCGTTCTTGCGCTACGAGGCCGACAATACCGACGAAGACGCGACGCTCGGCGTAGCGCTGCAGGCGGGCGTGGAATACGTTCAGGATTACACCGGTCGCGCGATTGCCGGTGAAGATCCCGAGACAATCCCCGCCGGCCTGTTGCACGGCGTGCTGCTGTATGCTGGCGCATTCGATCAGGCACGCGGGAGTGGTGGCGACATCAACCTTGCCGCCGTGCAAGCCGTGTGCTTCCGCTTCCGGACGGTTCTGCTGTGAACCCGGCCGAACTGGACAAGCGCATCGTGATCGAGCGCCGGACCGTCACCACAGACGGGTATGGCGGCGAAGTCGAAACATGGGCGAAGCTATGCAGCCCGTTCGCGAAGGTTCTGTACGGCACCGGCGCTGAACGCCGGGTCGCAGCGCAGGAGTCGTCGGCACAGTCCGCGACGTTCCGTATCCGGGCGAATAGCGTGACGAACACCGTGACGCCGGCCGATCGAATCCAGTTCGATGGCTCGACATGGGATATTGGCGGTAACGTGCCGTATCGCCGTGAAGGTCGCGACATCACCGCGACGACGAGCGCGTGATGTCGAGGCGGACGGTCAAGGTAGAGGGGCTGCGCGAGCTTGACCGAGCGCTCGGCGCGCTGCCGAAAGCTACCGCCCGGGCAGCGCTGCAACGGACGTTGAAGAAGGCGGCGCAGCCGGTGAAGGCGGCGATGAAGGCCAAGGCACCGAAACTGACCCGGGCGCTAGAGGAATCGATCGTCGACGGCACCAAGCTGACCCGGCGGCAGGCGCGCATGGTCAAGAAGGACGGGAAGGCATTCGCGACCCGGCATGTCGGCAGCGCCGATCCGTCCGCGATCCCGCAGGAATTCGGCACGTTCAAGGAGAATGCCCAGCCTTTCGCGCGTCCGGGATGGGCTGAGACGCAAGACGCGGTGCTGGCGATCATCGGCCGCGATCTGGGTGTTTGGGATATCGTCAGCAGCGTGCCGTATGGGCGCGAGGGGCGGGATATCACGGCTACGCGGGCTGCGTGATGGCGCGGATCGAAGGGTTCCGTGAAGCGTCGCGGCAGCTAGCCGGCATGAAGAAGGCCATGGCGGCGGGCGTTGGCCGACGGGCGTTGCAGATACCGGCCACGATCCTAGCGGACGCCATGCGGGAGCGAGCGCCAGAACTGGAAGGCAACCTGAAGCGATCGATCGGCGTCGAGAAGGAGCGCGCCAAGAAGGGCCGCCCGCAGGTCGCGGCAAAGGCCGGCGATATCGCGTCGGTGCAGGTCGAGTTCGGCAACGGCCATCAGGCAGCCGAGCCGTTCGCGCGGCCGGCGGAGGAAGCCACCCGCACGGAACGGCTCGATAAGTTCGGTGCGGCGCTGAAGGACGAGGTCGATAAGACCGTGATCCGAGCGGCGAAGCGACGGAAGGTCTAGCGATGGACATGCGGCAGGCGCTTCGTAAGCGGCAGATCGATGATCCTGCCGTGTCAGCTCTGGTCGGCAACCGCGTAACGTGGGTGACGCGCCCGCAGGCATCCGCGCTGCCGGCGGTCACCATGCAGACGATCAACGACGAGCGTCCGCAGCACCTGAAGGGCTTTGACGACGCACGCGGCACTCGGGTGCAGATCGATTGCTGGGCCAGGCACGTTGATGGTGTTGCCGATGGCTACGCGCAGACCGTTCGCCTCGCAGAAGCGGTGATTGCTGCCGTCATCAACCCGGCAACCATCGAAGGCATCCGGTTCGGGCGCGCAACGATCGAGGGGCAGCGCGATCTTAGCGAAGATAAACCGGGCGGCGGCACACTCTACCGTCAGTCCCTCGATATTCGATTTTGGCACGAAGGAGCATAACGATGGCCGAAACGCAGAAAGCCTCCATTGGCTGGGGCGGTGAGTTCTGGATGCATGATGGCACCGCGTTGAAGGAACTGGTTCAGGTGGTCAGCTTCACGCTGCCGCAGGATGAGATCGACGACGTCGAGACGACCCATCTGAAGTCGCCCGATCGCCGGCGCGAGTTCATCGCCGGCATGCGTGACGGCGGCGAAATCAGTGTCGTGATGAATTACCGTCCGCTGTCCGACACCGACGAGCTCTGCCGTGACGCCATGGCCGAGGGCGACGTTCGCCCGATCCGCTTCGTCATTCCGCAGGGTGGTGTCGCTGCCGCGCAGGTTGACACGACTGGCTACGTTCGCGGCTATGATCGCGGCGAAGTGACCGCCGACGGCAAGATGGAAGCCACGCTGACGATCAAAATCAGCGGCGCCGAAACGCAGGTGGCTGCTGACTAATGGCAAACCGGGTGCGGGGCGAAGCCTCCTTCACGACCGCTGACGGCCGCGAACTGACGCTGGTCGTCGACTTCAACGCGCTGGCGCATGCCGAGGACGCGGCAGACATGGGCGTCGGCCAGATCCTCGCCAGCATGTCGAGCAAGCCGCGCATCCGTGTGATGCAGGCCATGACCTTCGGGGCGTTGCAGGCTCGGCACCCGGAAATCACCATGGCCGACGTCGGCGATATGCTCCTGTCGCCTGACGCCGGCCCGCTGACTGGTGCGCTGAACGCGGCGGTTGTCGCTGCCTTCCCACCGCCTGATGAGAGTGCGGAGGGAAAGGTACAGACGGAGGGTGGGACTGGGACGCCCTCCAAGAAGACTGGTCGCGCGAAGGCTTAGACCCGGATGCCTTCTGGCGGCAGACGCCTCGATCCTTCCGGAACGCATTGCGTGGGCGCGCGATCGGCCAGCAAGAGCGCATGATTACGCTGGCCCACCAGACCGCGATGTTCAGCCGGGAGAGGCGGTTGCGCCCGCTCAAACACTATCTGAACCGACGCAACCCGGCAGCGGACAATGGCGCGGTACTGGCGATGTTCAAGCAGCTGGCCGAGCAGGGCAAGGCGACAATAACCCCGGTGCAGCGCCGGGTTCAGCACCGGGCTTAGTCCGGGGGTGTTGAGGCGTAGCCGGCTGTCACGCAGCGATCTTCGCGTGTGAAAAAGTTAGGAAGATTGTCCACGGCGTATTCTAGCTTTGGGCCATTGAACTTGACGTAATACTGCTTCCAGCCTGTGTAAGCTCCAAAGCGGTTCTTTCCGTTGATCCACAGGCAGTAGACATCTTTGTCCGCCTGCTGTGCCGGCCACTTCCAGCGCGCCGACTTGCTGTCGAGTAACCCTGTTGAGATGTGCTTTTGGATCGCCGCTTTTTTGGCGGGGCTGATCGCGGCGACAGCCAAGAATATCGAAATAGCAAACATCGTGCGCTCCGATTCTAGCAGATGAAGCGCTCATTCTAGGAGGACGGTCCCATGGCTGGAAGCGAAGTCGTCCTCGGCTATCTGAAGTACGTCTTAGGTTTCGATAGCGTCGCGTTCGAGAAGGGCGCAGGTGAGGCTGAGAAGCGCTTGAAGGCGACGGAGCGGCACTTCAAGGCCGTTGGCGACCGCATGCAGAGCATCGGCGGCAAGCTGTCGGCGGGCATCACGGCGCCGGTTCTCGCCATCGGTACTGCGTTCGCAGCATCCGCCCGCGAGATGGCGGCGTCGGCTCCTGAATTGCAGGCGATGGCGCAACTCGCCAACACGTCCACCAGCCAGTTTCAGCGTCTGGCCTACGCAGCAAAATCCGTTGGCGTTGAAAGCGACAAGCTGTCCGACATCTACAAGGACGTGAACGACAAAGTAGGCGACTTCATGGCCACCGGCGGTGGCGAGATGAAGGACTTCTTCGAGAAAATCGCCCCTAAAGTTGGCGTCACCGCTGCACAATTTAAGCGTCTATCTGGTCCAGACGCATTGCAACTATACGTGAGCAGCTTGGAGAAGGCCGGCGTAAGCCAAGCTGAAATGACGTTCTACATGGAGGCAATCGCGGACGACGCGACCCGCCTTCTTCCTTTGCTTCGCGACAATGGCAAGGCAATGGGCGACCTCGGCAAGAATGCTGCCGTTATATCGCCCGAGCAGTTAGAAAACATGAAGCGGTACACTGCCGCTCAGCAGCAGATGCAGGAATCTTTCCGTGCGCTGACAATCGCCGTCGTCGATAGTGGCTTGCTCGAAACCCTAACCAATCTTGCGACTAAGGTCGCAGAATGGACGAAGTGGGTCGCAAAGGCCCACCCGGAAGCATTTAAGTTGGCTGCGGCCATCGGTGGCGTATCCGCAGCAGTCGGGCCGGTAGTGTTCGGCGTCGGCAGCATGGTGAAAATGTTCTCGCCGCTATTGGCCCGTTTGGCCCCTCTAATCGGGACAGCGGGCGCGGCAGCAACCGGGGCAGGCGGCACCGGTCTGGTCGGCATTGCCGGGGCACTTGGCCCCATTGCTATCGGCGCGATTGCGGTGGTGGCGGCTTACAAGAACTGGGACAAGATCGGGCCCTGGATCGACAATGTCGCCACGCGCATGCAGGACTGGGCGACCAAGACCGACGCCAATATCAAGCAGTTTACTGACGGCGTGAACGCGATGGACCGCCGTCTTGGCATTCCCTCGCAGCCCGAGTTTCTCGACAGCATTGAGCGGAACTTCACGGAGTCGGTCGCACGGATCGATGCGTGGCTGCTGGGGGTTCAGAAATGGGCGGCGGACTTTGATGCCGCATTCGTACGGATGGCGTCCAGCGCGGTCACATCCATGCAGCGGCTGTATACCGGTGTGAAGACGTGGCTCGGCGACAAGCTGAACGCGATCTGGGCCAGCGCGGCCGAGAAGATCCAGTGGATCAACGACAAGTTCTTCGGTCTCTACGATGCGGTTGTCGGTCACAGCTATATTCCGGACATGGTCGACGAGATCGGGCAGCACATGCGCCGGCTCGATCAGGAGATGGTGGCGCCGGCGACCGGAGCGATCAGCAAGACCGATCAGGCTTTCCGCGCGCTGGCGGCGAGCCTCTCGCCAATCCTAGATCGGCTATATCCGGCCGAAGCACGTGAGAACCGATTGGCCGCGGATATCGAGACGGTCAACGCCGCTGTGAAGGCCGGCATCCTGCCTGCTCAGCAAGCGGCCGAGGCGATCAAGCGTCTGCGTGACGAGTATGCGCGCGAGCTAGGCGGCAAGCCTACCGCCGCTGACGTGATCGGAGAGCCGAACGACGAAGACCTGGGGTTGCCGGACGTTGGCGACATCGAAATCAAGGTCGGGGATATCGAAGAGGTGCTCGGCGGACTGGGCAAAGCCAACGACGATGCAGCCGCCTCGTTCGAAGACATGGCTCGTCGTGCGATGTACTCGCTGCAAAGTCTCGTCGGCGCCATCAAGGGCGGTGACTTCGTCGATATCCTGTCCTCGATCGCCGATGCGTTCTTCTCACTCGGCGGGGCAGGCCTGTTCGGCAAGTCCAACGGCAAGACCTTCGACTTTGGGGGTTTCCGTGCGGAAGGCGGGCCGGTGGGTGCGGGTCGGACGTACATGGTCGGCGAGCGGGGGCCAGAGTTGTTCACGGCGACCCGGTCGGGGTACATTCACCCTAACCCCAGCAATGACAACGGATCGGCGCAGTTCATGCGCGTGGCCATCGATGTGAACGAGGGCCCGATGTTCCGTGCCACGATCCGCGACGAGGCGAACACGCAGGCGACCGCCGTCTCGATCGACAGCAAGCGGCGCGACATGAAGTCCTATCGCAACACCATGGGCCGGGGAACGCGATGATCGACCTGACCGGCATCCGCATCGCCGGCGCGACGCCCCGCCTCCTGCAATGGGGCTCGGAACTGACCCCAACGCTGGGCGGTGTGACGCAGCGACTTGACCGCCTCGGCAGCCGCCACGCAATTGACGTTCAGATGCCGCCCATGCGGGTGGAGGCGGATGGCCGACGCTGGATCGCCCGGCTGCTGCTGGCAAAGCAGGAGGGCGGACGCATCGCCTTTCCGCAGGTCGATTTCGAGCCGGGGCCGTGTGGGCGTCCGACCGTCAGCGCGGCGACGGCATCGGGGCGCTTGATCCCGATCACGGGTGCTACCGCCTATTACACCGTGCGCGAGGGGCAATGGCTGTCCGTCACTCATGCCGGCCGGTCGTACCTCTACTGCGCCACGGCACAGGTCGTGCTGGACGGCAGCGGGGCGGGATCGGTGCCGGTCGACGTGCTGTTGCGCTCGCCGCTGTCGATTGGTGATGCGGTCGAACTGTCGAAGCCGGTCATCGAAGGCTGGCTGTCGGGTGACGGCTACGAATGGACGCTGGAGCGCAGCCGCACGGTGGGGCTGGGCTTTACGATTGTGGAGAGGGCATGACCGCTCTGCACCCCGCGCTCGATGCCGCGCTGGCTGGCGATCGCGCGCTGATCTTCGCTGCGCTGCGGGTGGACTTCGACGGCGATCCCGCTCTGCTACTGGACGGGTCGGGTACAGCGACCTTCATGGTCGACGGCGCGCCCGCAATATTCATCGGCGCGCACCCGGTCTGGGGTACTTGGGACGGGATCGACGACTATTCGGACGGTGCGGGCGATGAGGCTCCTAGCTTCAGCTTCTCGCTGCTGCCGCCGGCCGATGCCGATCCGGAGATGGTCGCGACCGACGACATGCAGGGCGTGCGGGTCCGTTTCTGGATAGGCGCGATCGATACCGACAGCGGCATCGTGATCGGCGAACCGCTGCTGCTGTTCGACGGTGAAATCGACGTGCCGACGCTGGTCATCCCGCAGGCGTCGCTGCGCGTCGATTTCGACTGTGTCGGCGGGATGGAGCGGTTCTTCGAGAATGAGGAAGGCGTGCGCCTGGCACCCGCTTTCCACAAGCGCGTCTGGCCCGGCGAGCTGGGCCTCGACTTCATCACTGGCGTTCCCGATCCGGTCTATTGGGGCCAGTCGACACCAAGCGGGGTGCGCATATGAAGATGCACCAGCGCCGCGATGTGACGCAGGCTACGATGGATCACTTCACGCCGAAGCCCTTTGACTGGTGCAAGGCCGCGACGTGCGTTCACATGGTACGCCGGCATGTCGCTGCGATGGGTCATTCGGTGCCGCCCATGCCGCGCTTCCGGTCGGCCCTTAGCGCCAAGGCCGCGCTGACCGAGCGGGGCTGGAGCAATCTGGCCGACATGATGGACGCGACCTTGCCCCGGATCATGCCGGCGCAGGTCATCATGGGCGATGTGGTCGAATTGCAGAGCGAAAGCGACGTTTTCGGCGCGCTGTGCATCGCACTCGGTGACGGCCGTGTAATGGGTTATTCCGAGGGAAACGATGGGCTTAGCGTAATGCAGCCCTTCGCCTCTCCAATCGCTGCGTGGAGAGCCTGATGCGCGTGGCGAAGATCGCAGCCGTCGTCATCGCCGTGGCTGCGGCCATTCCTTCGGGTGGCACATCGCTGCTGGCGGCGGGCGTGGCAGCGGCGGGGGTGGCATCGGGCGCGGCTGCGGTGGCTGTGGCAAGCGCCATTGCGATCGGGTCGAATCTGGCGGTCGGGCTGCTGTCGCCACGTACCGGCGGCACGGGTGGCGGCACACAGACGGACTGGTCTGCCGATCCGCGCGCACCGATCCCGATCCGCTTCGGCCGCACTGGTGGCGCGGGGAACATCGTTTATCGCAAGGGCAGCGGCGAGGCGGACAAGAACCAGTACCAGACGCTGACGACTGTCTTAAGCGGTGCTGGCCCGATCGACGCGATCGAGGCGAGCTATGCCGACAAGAAACCGCTGACCTTTACGGGTGCGGCAGCCAACGCCCCTTTCTCTGGCTGGCTGTGGGAGGTGCGCCAGCTTGGCCTGTGCCCTGAACCGGCGGCACTGAATACCGGTGTCGGCAATAAGCCAGGCTGGACCGCCGATCACAAGCTATCCAGCCTCGCGGCGGTGCAGACGACCCTTCGCTATGACAGCAAGGGCAAGGGCACCTTCATGACCGAGCCGGGGATGCTCTGGGTCACGCGAGGCGTTCGCTGCTACGATCCGCGACTGGATAGCACGTACCCTGGCGGTAGCGGCCCGCAACGATGGTTCGATCAGACGACTTGGGCGTTCAGCAAGAACCCTTATGTCGTCGGTCTGACTTGGGCGATCGGGTGGAAGGCGAACGGCGTCCGTGTGGCTGGCGTCGGCATTCATATCCGCAATATCGAGGTCTCGCGGTTCGTCGAAGGCGCGAACGTCGCCGATTTCAACGGGTGGACGTGCGGCGGCGAAGTCTCGACTGGCGACGACAAGTGGCAGGTGCTGAAATCGATCCTGCAAGCCGGCGGCGGCGAACCGATCAAGGATGGGGCGACCCTGTCGTGCATGGTCAACGCCCCGCGCGTGCCAATCGCGACGATCGGGCGCGATGACATCGTCGGGGAGATCAGCGCGCCGAAGACACAGCCGCGCCGGGATAGGGTCAATGGCATCATCCCGACCTATCGCAGCGAGGCGCATTTCTGGGAGGTCGTGCCGGGCGAGGTTGTCCGTGACGCCGCGATGCTCGCCAAGGATGGCGATGAGCGGACGAAGGAAATCGCCTACGGGCTGGTGCAGGTCGAAGGTAGCGACGACGTGCAGCAGACGGTCGAGCTTGCAGGCTATGACCTGGAGAATGCTCGCGAGGCTGGGCCGATCACGATGCCGCTGAAGCTGCGCTGGATCGGATTTCGCGCCGGTGACTGCGTGACGATCGACGCGGACGAGACAGGCCTGTCGGGCAAGCAGATGATCCTGCTGAAGCGCTCGCTTGACCCTGCAACGGGGATGGTGCCGATGACCATGAGGACGGAGGACCCGACGAAGCATGGTCGCGTGTTCGCCCGGACTGGTACGCTGCCGCCGGTGCCGTACGTCGATCGGCCGGACGTGCCGGGTGACTATTCTCTACCGCCTTCGAACCGCGCCGCCCATTTGATCGTGCGGCAGTCGGTCGCGTATCCGGTCGACAGCGACGACACGACGATCACGATTGAGACGTTCGAAGCGACGATCGATGATGGCCGGGTGCTGACGTTCCCAGCGCAGACGATCACCGGCCTGACTGCTGCTTCGGTCTATCTGGTGCTCTGGGATCTGGACAACTCGACGTTCGTCGCGGTGCCGGCGCCGGCGCTCAATGAGGTGGCATCGGATCGCTACGTCATCATTCGCGAGACGACCACGTCGAACGCCGATGGGACGTATCCGACCTACCCCACGGCTCCGGGCGGCGACAATGGCGGTGGCTATGGTGGCGGTGGATGCCCGATCGTGACCGCGCGCATTCTGCTGGCGAATACCGATCGCACCGGACCCGGCGACACGATCGAAGCGGGCAAGATAGAAGCCGGCATGTGGGTCTGGTCGCAGCGGGAAGCAGACCTGGGCACCGGCAAGTGGGGCGCGTATCTGGTCACCTTCACGCGGGTGTTCGACAGCCCGCTTTATGCTGTCGACGATCGCCCGCTCACCTCGCCGTCGCATCTGTGGTGGGATAATGGCTGGTCGCGGTCGGACGTGATCGGCAAGCCGGCCGGTAGCGGGCGTGTCGTGGCGCTGACGGTTGCCGATGCCGCGACCTACGTGCTGGTCGACGGTGCAGGACGTCGTCTCATCAGCCACAACAAGCAGGCGGAGGCGAACCAGGTATGAAGGAAACCACGGGAACTGACCGTTGATCTGACGCTGCCAGCCATCACGGCACTGGCCAGCTATTCGTTCGACAACTGGCTGCTGCGCCTTAACTGACCGAAATGGAGATTGCCATGGGAACGCAGGCATGAAGCCGGCGCGCGAAGATCTGCGTGCGTATCGCTGGGCGCCGATGGTCGAGCTATTCCCATTCGAGGGGCTGGACATGACCGGGGCCTCCTTCGCAATGGAGGTTCGCCTGTACCCCGATGCGCCGGGCGCTGCGCTTGTGGCGCTCAGCAATGCCGCGTCGAACGCGCAGGGCATTTCGCTGGACGTCGAATGGGACGGAGAACTGCCGACCAGCATCGTGCAAATCCGCATCAATGAGACGACCTTGGAAGGGCTTTTGCCATTCCCAGCCAATGGCACCGAGCCGGGCGACGAAATCAGTCTCGCCTACGACCTGCACATCACCATGCCTGACTTCGGCAAGCGACGGTGGGTCGAAGGCGCTTTCATCATCGTACCAGGAGCGACCCACTAATGGCCGGACCCTTCCGCTTCGACGGCGCACGCGTCATCAAGATCGACGGCGCTGACACCCTTGCTCCTCTCGTTGCCCGTGCGCGCCGCGCGGAAAGCGGGGCTGTCGCAGCAGCCACGCTGGCGAGCGGGGAGGCCGATCGGGCCGATCTGGCTGCGTCGGGCGCCGTTGCGGCGTCCAATCTGTTCCCAACGGTCGCTGCCGGCCTCGCCGCGACCGCGGAAGGCGGGTTCTTCACGGTCGTCGGTGACGGGGCGTCGACCTACGCCATCCTGTATCGCGAGGTATCTGGCGCTGCGATCGAGCAGGCGCGCTATGCCAGCAAGGCGGCGTATGAAGGGCCGGGCGGGGCGGGGCTGATTGGGTATCGGGGTCGTACCGTTCAACAGAAGTTGGACGACACCATCTCGGTGCGGGACGGGCGATTCGCTGGGGGCGCAAAAGGCGACGCTGTCACCGACGATACCGAGGCTTTGGCAGCTGCTTTCGCTTTCGCTATGCAGACGGGCGCTAGGGTCTACTTCCCGCGCGGAATCTATCAGACCAATCCGATTACACTCGACGTGCCATCCGGTTTGCCTTTGCACATTTTTGGCGATGGCAAGGATATTTCGGTGATCCGTAAGCGCGCGAACAGTGATGAGCCTGCGTTGACCATCACAACAGACGAGGTGGACAATTATACGGTGCTAGAGGATTTGCGCATCGATAACGGTTTTCGTGACACGGTCGGTGTAGGCATCCGCTTCGTCAATACCGCCCGGATGTCGTTGAACCGAGTGAATGTGCGCGGGTTTGGTCTAGGGCTCGATAATGTCGGCGGCCTGATTTGGCTGGCTAACGATGTCACGCTGCGCGGTAACGCTAGGGGCTTCCGTACGCGCGCAAGCGATGCCAGTATATATTCGAACTTGATCAAATTCACTGGTGGTGAAATTCGCGGTAGCGCACTCGCCGTTGATATCGACCAAGCAAATGGCGTGGTGTTCGACACCGTGGACTTCGAGTCCAACGGTACGCCGGCTGATTGGACAAGCGGTGTTGTGAAGCTTGGCGCCGCCATGGCGCAGGAAGTCGGCGATGCTATCGTTACCTTCAACAATTGCTGGTTTGAAGGCAACAAAGGAACGGCCGTCTTTGGGTCTGCTGCTAATACAGAAATTGCTATGAATGGATGTGTCTTTCTCGCGAACGAACGCTCCGTCAATATAACCGGGCTAGCGAGTGTGTTGCTTATGGGTGTGCGGGCGCCAGAACAGAACGTCATGTTCCGTATTCAAGCGGCGCGCAGCGTGATCGTCGGCGGCTCTATTGGTAGTATTGAGGACACCTCGACGCATCGGGCATACGATACGGTAACGGCGACCGGCGACTTCACTGGCACCAGGACTAGTTTCCGTCTCAGTCATTCGGTGTCGGTGCCAACCGCGAACGATTGTATCTTCGCGCGCGACGTTGACCTGCTCCCGGGCGGCGACACCGACGCGTCTAGCATCTATAAATACGGGACGAAGCCGTTCTCAATTCGCTTCGCCGGCGGTCCGATGATTTCAGCATCCGATGGAAAGCTTGGGTTCAGCGGGAAAGCGCCCATTCCCGTTGCGTTTCTTCACCCGGCCGCGTCTGTGGCAGACGTTGTCGCTCATCTGAAGGCTCTTGGTCTCGCTGGATGACGCGCCAGAATGCGTAGGCGGCGTCGTCCCAATCTTTTGGCAACGCCGCCAGTTGTGTCGACCAATCAGGTGTCCAGCCATCATCAAGGCGACTTTTCAGATGGCGCAATGCCACCACAAGAGCTTCCGGACAAAGCGGATCGAAATAGATGCCCGCTGCACCGCATAGCTCGCGGGCGTAGGGGCGGTCGGCTGCTACAATCGGCATGCCGATAGTCATCGCCTCTACGAGCGGCAAACCGTAGCTTTCTGTAAACGATGGAAAAACCAACGCATCTGCCGCCGAGTACATCGCCGCGACATCTCCAGAAGGTCGCTCGCCATCGAGCGTTGTTGCGATGTCTTCGACAAGGCCATGCGATCCCGCCAGTTGCATAGCAGAAGTGAGAATTGCGTGGTTTTTGTGCGGATAAGGCGCAGCTGGGTAGCAGAGGCGTAGCTTTCCGCCTCGCCATTCTCGGCGCGTCGTGCCGTCGACGCATGCGGTCGGTTGCCGAGCTATCGATATCTTCCCGCGGGTCGTAGGGTAATGCTCTTCGATGGCTGCCCGCATGTGTTCGGTCTGCACGATTAAAGCATCGGCGAACCTGATATTGCGCTTGAAAAGGTAGCGGGAGACAAGGTTCTTGATCTGCTGGGGGCGGCTTGGCGTTTCCGAATTTGGGATGAGATGCGCGTTCTGCACGAACACGACCTGCTTACCAGAATAGCGTAGAGGGATATCCCCCAACACCAGTAGGGTGCCTGTGCGGGCGTCCTGTCTAAGACAGGATAGGAGCCGAAGAAGCGGACGGGGAATGGCCGAATGTTGAGTTCGCGTGATCTCGATATCACCGGCGATCCGCTGCAATGCTGGTAGCAGATGTTCTGCTAATCGCCGTGCGCCGAGGCCGAGCACGTTAGAAGCATCCACCTGAAGCATTCCCCGATTCTGCGCCGCAAAGCCTTACGTCGCAAGGGGTGAGACACGCCGCTGCGCCCCGGTAGCGAACAATTGTCAATCGAAAGGACTGGTGCCATGACCACGCTCAACCGCGCGCGCGGGAGCGCGTCCGCATGACCCTGCTCGCCCAGGCGAAAAGCTACGCTGCTAAAGCCGTTGCAAGCGGCCCAGCGACCGTCGCGCCGCCCAGCTTCGATGGACAAGGCTGGTTGGTCGTCGTCAATTTGGCGATGATGACCGCCGCCTTCGTGCTGGCGCTGATGATGACCGTCGATCTGGTGCGGCACATATGGCGGCGGCGGCGCTGCGACCGGCCGAGCCATCCGGTGACGGTATGGCGCGGTATGGTGCTGTGCTTCGCGACCGGGATCGGGCTGCGCAGCGGCGGCGCGGCGGTCGTGCTGTGGGGGTGGAACCCCTTGCGGCCCGATGACACGGGCGCGCTGCTGTTGTTGCAGCGGATGATCGATCCGGTCGCGGTCGCGTTCGGCCTGACCGGGCTGGCCATCGCTTATCTGTCAGCGCCGGGCGTCGTGTACCAGCTACGCCGCAAGCCCCACCCGCTCGATTTCTGGACGAAGCTGCCGCTGCTGTGGCGGCCCGCGGCGATCGTCGGCCTGTCGGTGGCGGCGGCCATCGGCGTGGTGGCGACGCGATGATCGGGCGGCTGTTGGCGACGGCGGGGGCCGTGGTGCCGGTCGCGACGGTCGCGGCAATGGACAAGGGGGCGACGGTGCAGGCTTCGGTCCCAACCATCTGGCATTTCCTGGGCTACCCGTTCGAAGCGGGAAGCATGATCGCGGCGCTGTGCGCCTGCATCGCCGTCCGCTTCTACGTCGTCCAGACGGAGCGGAAAGCACATCGCTGGACCGTCGACGTGCCGGTGTCGGTGCTGTCGCTGCTGTTTACCGCCGGGTTGGTCATTTCGCAGCGGCCGGAGCCGTTGTGGGCGCTTATGACCGGCACCGGGATCGGCGCGCTGGGGGCCGGCATCATCTCGATCGCGCTGACGTGGGTGCAGCGCGCCACCGGCCCGTTCGCGCCCGACGCGAAGCCGGATTGATCCTCGCCGCCGGGTAGGCGGCATCTTCGAAAGGCAAGGTCAAAATGACGACGGCAACCCCGGCGTGGCGCGCAGCCGCGTCCGCGCCGATCGCGCGCGCGATCACTTCGATCGCGGTCCATTGCACCGCGACCCGCGAGGGTCAGCCCTTCCACGTCGCGGACGTGCGGGCATGGCACAAGGCGCAAGGGTGGAGCGACATCGGCTATCACTTCCTCGTTGCGCTGGATGGCTCAATCGAGATCGGCCGCGCCAAGGCACTGGTCGGCGCGCACGTCGCAGGCCACAACGCGAACAGCGTCGGCATCGTCTATGTCGGCGGCGTTGCTGCGGACGGTAAGACGCCCAAGGACACCCGCACGACAGCACAGAAGGCGGCAATGGTCGACCTGCTGCGGACACTAAAGCAGACCCATCCCGGCGCGGTCATCAAGGGCCATCGGGACTATCCCAAGGTAGCGAAGGCCTGCCCGAGCTTCGACGCCAAAGGCGAGTACGCGCGGCTATGACCGCGCTCCGCCCCTACCTCGCTATCGTCGGCGCCGTCGTGGCGGTGGCGTTGCTCGCCGCCGCCTACATCGCCGGCAGGCGCGACGGACGTGCTATCGCCGACGGTAAGCAGGCAGCGGTCGAGAAGGCGGTGAAGGCCGAGCGCGACAAGCGCGAAGCTCTCGTTGCCGCGTCCGAGGCGGCCGGCGCTGCCAAGGAAACCGACCGCCAAGAGAAGGTCCGGGAGATCTACCGTGAAACGAACACCATCACCGAACGCCCTGTGTATCGCAATCTGTGCGTCGATGCTGACGGGGTGCGGCTCGTCGAGCGCGCTACGGCCATCGCCAACGGCAACGATCCCGGCGCATCTCCTGTCACGCCCGGCGACCCTGCCCCAGCCGCGCCGCAGCGCTGA